TCCCCAACTTTGGCCATCAGTCAATGTCCTCAAGCTCAGGTTCCTCTTCATGTTCTACAGGATGTTCTGTCTCAGCAAAAGGGACAGACTGAGCAGTGCCGTTATTTGATACCGCCGAAGGATCCGTATCGAGGACAATCCCAAGCTCATCAGCAACTGCCAATTCATGTTGGCGCTGACGCATCTGATCTTCGAAATCACCGCCGTGCAGTGCAATCACCTGTGACAGTGTCATGATCCCGCTGCGAATCAGCTCTTTGTACGCTGCTGCTTCCTTCTGGGGGTCAACAAACTGCGCAGCCGGAGCAATCCATTTCGCCTCCTCGTAGCGTCCGGGATTGCTATCAAACGCAGGTAGGTCAAGCACGCCAGCCATGACTGCCATCTCGAGCCAACGCTCATAGACCTCCTCACATAGCGATTCAATCAAATACTGCTGCAGCGTCTTGTAATGCGTGCGGGTTTCGAGCAATTCAAGACGTGAAGAGCTGTAGTTGCTCTGTGAAAAGTCACTGCTGACCTGCGTGTAACTACAACCAACCCCAGCAGCCACAGCACGAAGCATCTGCTGCACAAAAGGAGTAAATGCATCGTCAGGCCGGTTGGGCGTGAAGAACTGCATCTCTTCACCGGGTGCCAGTCGCCGAATGCTGCCTGGTGAAAAGTCGAGGACAGATTCTTGATCAAAGGTTCCATCCTCCATCAACTCCTGATCAGGGGTTCTGACAAACGCCATCATGCTGCTGCTTGCGCGGGCGGCAACAATCTCGGCTTCCTCGTACCCGCTCAGGTTACGCAGGCGCATGATTGCCGAAGCAAACGCACTCACACCACGCGTCTGACCAGGGCGCTCGATTGCGTAAAGGTGAATGATGTCTTCGGCAGGGATGCGGATGCGCTTACGGGCCAGCTTTTGCGCGTAGCTGAACTGATAATCACCGGGGTGATAGTCGAAGAAGTGATACGCAACAGGGCGACCCCACTTGTCAATCTCAATCCCCATCCTGATCTCATTGCCGTTTCGAGCGATGTCGTTGTAGTCATCGTCCAGAAGGTCGGATTCAACGATCTCGAGGCCCAGGGGGACACGGCTGCCACCAAAGGGCTGCTTCACCAGACGAACAAACACCTCGCCTGATTCCAACATTGCAGTAATACAGAGCCGTTGGATGTCGTACCAGCTCAGTTTTCCGCCGCAATGGCAACGCTTGGCAGAAGTCCAACGATCAAACTCTTCCTCAATTCGACGATTGATGTCGTCAGCCAGGCGTCCACCACGCTGCATCCTGACCTGTGCCTGCATCTTGATGCCAGTGCCAACCACGTTGTTTTTGACCGCACGCAGCGCAGCCTTGGCAAAGTCAGAATCACGCACCAATTGACGAGCGCGATTGCGCAACATCCTGATGCTGCCTCGAATCTCACTGTCAGCAGACGTGGCCTGACTGATCCAATCTGATGTCAGCCGGTTGTTTTGCGCAGCAGCGTACGCACGCTTGAGATACGTGTTCTTCTCTTGCACTTCCTGCAATTGCTTACGCAACGCATTGGTACGTCCAATTCCGAAGATGGCCATCAGGTGAACCTCACTTTGGCGAGACCTGGATTCCCAAGACCCTGACGGATTCTCTCAGCCCGACGCTCCATTGCAACTTCGTTCTTCAAGCTGTCACGTAACTGCAGCAGCTCGACCATCTTGTAACGCCGCAGGCTGCGACCACCAATCGTGTACTCCTGAACCATCCCGCCTTGCGCCAGCGTGCGAATTGCAGCCTCGACAAAGGACAGATCGATCTCGGCCCTTGAGCGGTCGTCAAATGCCCCAGGAGTGCCCGTGTATTTGGCGCTTGCCTTGACTGTGAACTGACCGCGACCAGCGGTGTACGTCAGGGTGGTGTACGTTGCGATCGCCTGCCAGGTCCACAGACCAGCATCAAAACCTATAGTCGTCGCTGCAGGGACCGTAACGCGCCACCCAGTGCTCTCGGCAGTGCCAACAATCGTTGCACCTTCGCTAGCCGTATTCGTCCTTGCGTACCAAGTCAGGGTGTAGGTGCCGCTGTCGATGACAGTGCCAATCGAATCTTTGAACGCAGGCACGTCAAAAACGACGGTGTCACCCGCGTAAATCAAGCTCGGGACAAGGATGCTCACCAGCTCGTCACGAATGAGGGAGTCCGCTTCTGCAGTCTACGCTGTGGTGGACGGTATGGCGACCTTTCCTCTTGTTGTTGCATTCGCACGTTTTCGACGTGTTTTGGTGCATTTGCAACGCCGCGCTCAAACTGCTCGAAGATTGTGCTCCTGTTGAACCGCATGTACAGGAAGTGCAGAGCCGCATAGCTGTACACAAAGCAGTCCAACGCCTCGTTCCGATCACCCGCCTTCTTCTTCCATTCGCGAATAGCGAATCCTTTGACGTACCGCACCACCTGCTTTTCAGCCGTAAGTTGCTTGAAGTACTCCTGGCCCGCTTCCGCGTGAAAGTGAATGTATCCAGCGCCGGGTTCGTTGTGCTTCATCCGGCCAAACAAGGTTGACTTGATCGTGTCTGTTCCGACCGGATACACTTCAGCCGAATTTTTGAGCACTTGACCCTTGTAGTTAATATCCACCTTTGACGGTTTGCCAATTGGTGGCTTGTTCCTTACTGATTGGCCCTTCAATGCAAAAATTCCTTTCCCTTTGCGACCACGCGCATACGCGTACACCTCAGAGGTGTAGTGACCACCAGAGTCGCAGCCAACAGCAGCAACCTTCACCCTTCCACCGTTGGCATGGGGATAGTCCCTTAACAAGAGGTCATCAACTTGATCCCACAACTTCTGACCGGCTGGGTCGCCATAAATCTCTGTGTGACTGACAAGCCAACATTCCTCGTCGCGGCCCCAAGCGTACAAACCAATCGCCACCCTGTTGTCCTGAACGTCAAGTCCAGCAGTAAGGATGGAAGCACCGTCTGGAACTTCCCCAGCGGCGTAAAACTCAGCGCGTTCAGACAAACCGTCGGCTCCCAGCTTTGCCCCGGTCTCTTCCTCCCAAGTTTCGCCAAGGACAGTGTTGACAAAGGTTTTCAGCAACGGCGCGTCGTTCTTCGCACGAAGGAATTCCGACACAATTTCCTCCCAACTCTTCCACCCCAGCGGTGAATACAGAGAGGACAAATGGAAGCCAACCGTTCGTCGATCTTGACTTGTTGTAGTCGCACGCCACTCGCCCTTGCGAAGCATTTCGCTCTTGAAGTGCTCTGGTATGTGCGACCCACAACTTTCGCAGACATACGCGGCAGTCTTTGGGTCACCGTCACGCCACTGCAGATTCTTCCACTGCAACCACTGCATGTGATCACAGTGTGGGCACGGGACGTAATAACGCCGCTGATCCGATGCCAAATACTCCGTCTCAATGCGGCTCGTATCCTTGACCGTTGGCGTCGAGGTCAGGATGATCTTCCGCCTGCTGAATGTTGACGCACGACGTTCCGCAAGCGCACAAGGGTCTCCCTCGCCGTCCACATCACTTGGGAAAGCATCAACCTCGTCAAGAAGTACCCAGCGACAAGGAGCAGAACGCAAGCCTGTAGCTGAGTTCGCGCCGGTAAGGAGGAGGATACCCCCCGGATACTCTTTTGAGAACATCGTGTTGCCCGAATCGCGGCTTCGAGCAGGAGCGATCTTCTCCGCCAGGCATGGTGTCTCATGAATCAACGAGTCGAGGCGCTGCTTGCTCAACCTTTTAGCCATCTCGATCGTCGGCTGCACGAAAAGTGCTGGACCCGGCGCGTGGGCGATCATGTACCCCACCACGTTGTTGATCGCTTCTGTCTTGCCGAGCTGCGCACCAGCCATGAACACCACCTTCTGGACAGGGGAGTTGGCTGACATGCAGTCCATGATCTCCCTGAGATACGGCGTTCGATCCGTGCGCCAGGGACCAGGCTCCGCGCTCGCCTTGTTCGACAGCATCCTGTAGTAATCCGACCACTGACTGACCGTCAGATCGGGGTCAGGGCGCAGGCCATTGCGAAATGCCTGTTTGTAGATCAGCGCTCCGTCACGCATCGACCAAGGTCTCCAGTGCTCGCCTGATCTCTTCGGTCAGGGTTTGGTGGATGACGACCGGGTCTGATTCAGCAGCCAGTTGATTGCTGACGCGATCAGGAATATTCCCCAAAGAGTCACGTACAGCGCGAGCAGCAGAGAAAGCCTCACGCTCCACACGGGCAACTTCCACCAACTGCTCCTCCTTGACCTCCAGATCCAGACGAGCCAGCTCCGCACGAAAATGCTCAGATTTTGCACGGCTCTCATTGAACGACGGAATCTCAAGTTCATCTGATTTGCGACGGGTGGGACTGACAGAGGCGAGCGGGTTGCCCTCTTTGTACGCCTGTACGGCGGCTTCTTTATCCCACTGGATCTTGTTGCGCACGACCGTGAAGCAGCCCTCAAAGCGCCCCTGGGTCTTCATTTGACTGATGCGGGCTTGGGTGATCCCCAGCTCCTGCGCCAGTTCCTTGGTGTCGCAAGTGGTCATGCCAGCAATTTAAGGCAAACAGCGGCGTTTTAAGCGAAATAGTGGCAAAGAGCGTTTTTGTGGCATATAATTGTCAACTTTTGCGTTTTGGGCGTCTCATGTGAGACTTGAGTGAGAATGCTGCGACACGCATAGCCCTGGCGCTAGCGATAGAAGGGGGTTCGAAATTACC